AAAACTAACTCAATTGTGCGTGGTCGCTATTTAAAGGCAGCCTTAGGCGGTTTAAAGACCAAGAATGTATCCAAGATAAAGCAGCCGACTTATGACGAGCGCACAGGAGAATATCTCGGTGAACGAGTTGTGCAGATAAATGAGACTGAGTTTGAAGCTGCTCCGAACATACAAGCCTTGTCAACATGGCTGTATCATCATGATTCTGAATGGCGCAAGATACAGCGCGGATTGGATACAGAGGTATCGGATATTCCCACCGATATTGACAGCGGTGTTGATATTGATGCATGGATTAAGAAAGAGACCGAACTGAAATCAGCAGCAGAATCAACGGAAGAGTAGGTATGGGTGAGGGAATCTTGATATACGGCTTGAAACAAAAATTGATGTCAGATAAACACGCATCATACAAGCAGGGTATGTCGCCACTCAGACAGCACATTTCACCACGAAAACAGGCACATCAAGCACTATCTACCCATGTAGGAAAGTCTGTTAGTGTTAATTTAAGAAGAAGAACGATTGATGTTAAGTTTACTCACAATAGTGCAAAGCATATCGCGCATGATATAACACATCGCCATATACCTATTGCAAAAGAAGATTACCAAAATGTCTTAAAATACTTATCATCTTCCACTTATCACAGTACCTCCGCAAAGGACACCGAAGGGAAACACGCCAGAACAGGCACAGATGGTAAGAGTAAAGATAAGAAAAAGAATGTTGACAGCTTTGTTTATACCTCATACAACTACAAGGGTACAATCTTATACTTCAATATAGCTTCCAAAAAAAGTAAAGAATGGGAATGAATTTAAAAATGAATATGAACTTTATGCAATTACCACAAATATAAAAAGCACCTGATGGGAGATGCAGTTAAGCTGCAAATGCTTGCGACAAGTTACGCTCGCCAGCCCGGGTTAGGGGGTTCATCAGATGCTTTAATGGCACAAAGTTAATAATAATAATTTAATCAGCCAAATTTTCTTATGTAAAAAGAACTTAAAACAAGCCTACATGATAGAGAATCACGAAATATATTATCCTCTCTACACCGACAAAGACCACTTCATTATCCTTGTCACAGGGGGGCGTGGCTGTGAGGCACCGGATACGGAGGTTATTATGTCAGACCTTACCACCAAACAAATCCGCGATATAAAAGTCGGTGATATGGTGATGGGTGATGATTTTACACCGCGTAAGGTACTCATGACCTATCAAGGTCGTAGTGAGATGTTCCGCGTCAGCCAGACCAGCGCAGAGGATTACTTTGTTAATGACAAGCATATACTTACACTAAAGAAATCCAACTCATCTAAACGCGACAAAGGAAAGCTGACAAAGCATGGTACTTACAGGCGACCTAACGGGCGTTATCCGCAATATGATGATATTGTTGATATGAACGTAGTTGAGTATGCCGACAAATCAAAACATTTTCGTGACAACTTCCGCGGTTTTAAGGCAGGTTCTATCCCCTATCCCGAGCAAGAAGTGGATATAGAACCTTATCTCCTCGGCTTGTGGTTGGGAGATGGCACAGCAAAGAGTCCTATAATCACCAATGCCGACACAGAGGTGTTAGAATGGCTGCAAGATTACTGCGATCGACATAAACAATATCTTCACTACAAATATAGCCACGGAGCATACAGGATAAGCATTATCGGCAGTGGCAAAGTTGGTGGCAATGACTTTAGAAATAACCTAAAGCGGTATAATCTAATTGGTAATAAGCATATACCCCGGCAGTATATATCCAACTCCGAACGAGTGCGGTTGGAACTATTAGCAGGCATCATCGACACTGATGGCTACATGAAAAACAACGGCTACGAACTCACACAGAAAAGAAAGTGTGTAGCCAAGCAGGTTAAGTATATAGCCGACACATTAGGCTTCAGGACTTCCATACATGAGAAGCGAGCCTACTATAAGGGTAAGGATTGCGGTGTAGTGTATCGTCTGCACATTAATGGCGATGTGTGGCGCATTCCTTGCAGGGTGAAGCGCAGACAGATACGCAAAGAGGATTGTCGCAAGAATAAGGATTGGCGGCTATCACAGCTTTCCGTTACTCCTGCCGGAGTCGGAGATTGGTGTGGCATGATGTTAGATGGCAACCACAGATACCTTCATGCAGACGGAACTGTTACACATAACTCGGGTAAGTCTTTCGGTGTGGCAACATTCATAGAGCGGCTAACCTTTGAGTTAAAGAAGCGAGGCATAGATGATCGCATTGTACATAATATCCTGTACTCCCGTTATACGATGGTATCGGCAGCAATGTCCGTAATCCCTGAGTTCATGGAGAAAGTGCAAGAGGATGGCACACAGAAATACTTTCACGCCACACGCACCGATGTTATAAACCGCATGACCGGCTCTAAGATTATGTTTCGCGGTTTGCGCACATCCTCGGGTAATCAGACAGCGCGACTCAAATCTATACACGGACTCACAACGTTTGTGTGTGATGAGGCAGAGGAATGGACTTCGGAGCGCGAATTTGAAACAATAGCCTTTTCTATACGTCAGCCGGGCATTCAGAATCGCATCATAGTGATGATGAATCCCACCGACTCCAATCACTTCATATATCAGAAATACATAAAGGATACACACCGCATAGAGTATTTCGATGGCGTACCGGTGCAGATTTCCACACATCCGCAGGTGCTTCACCTCCACACGACATACTTAGATAATGTGCAGCACCTCAGCGAAGAGTTCATCAAATCCGCGCAAGAGATGAAAGAGAAAGACCCTGAGAAGTATGCGCATATCTTCATGGGACAATGGAGCGATGTTGCAGAGGGTGCAGTCTTTAAGAATTGGGGCGTAGTAAACGAGTTCCCCAAGCAGTGCAAGAAGGTAGCATTAGGTCTTGACTTCGGGTACACTCACGACCCGTCAGCCTGTGTCCGCTGTGGCATCTTCAACAACGATCTGTACATAGACGAAGTGTTTTACCGCACCGGTATGGGAGTGAAAGATCTATCCGATGCGCTAAAGAAAGAGAACTTGTTCGTCTACTCCGACTCAGCCGACCCGCGACTGATAGATGAGATAGCGAACAATGGTGTAATCATCTATCCTGTTGCCAAACCGGCAGGGAGTATCATTGCAGGTATAGAGAAGATGAAAGACTTTGATAACATCTTCATAACCGAGCGATCATACAACGTGCAGCAAGAGTTCCGCAACTATGTGTGGGCGAAAGATAAAGATGACAACTACATCAATATGCCGGAAGACCACGACAACCATTGTGTAGATGCTATTCGCTACTTCATCAACGGACATATTTTGGGGCAGATAGTAAAGCCGCGCAGAATCAGTTCAGACCAATTAGGAATCTTTTAATCACAATATATCACAATGAATCAGACACTGCAAAACATATTAACCTACTTCCGCAACCTGACATTGCGGTCTATGGGTGATACACGCGATTTCAACACCTTGCTCATGGATAAGGATGTGGGTAAGGCACTAAAAATGTTGTCAGATCGCGATGAAGAGGTAGATGAGGCTATTCGGGAGTATAATCCGCAAACGCACGCGGTAATGAAACGCCCGAACAAATACCGCAAGAAAGAATCACCATACATCACCGAGAAACTACCAAGAACGCGCCAGCGCTACATCAACGAGGTGGAACTCTTCTTCCTCTTTGGTCGCCCTATCATTTGGTCTAAGGATGATGGTGACGATGATACATTTAGCTTGTTTAAAGACTTTCTTGCAGAGCAGCACTTCGATGCACGCATACGACAGGTAAAACGCTTAGCCGGAGCGGAAACCGAGTCAGCATTACTATTCCACATATACCGCGATGATGCAGGCGAACGAGTTATAAAGTCACTTGTATTAGCGCGTTCCACCGGTTACAAGCTGAGACCGCTGATAGATCAATATGGCAATCTCAACGCCTTAGGTTATGGCTATCACCTAAACGAGGGCGGCAAGAATGTAGAACATTGGGACTTTCAGACACCAAAGATGCTATATTTTTGCAGAAAGGAGTCTATTGGTTGGAAAGTGGATATGTATCCTAATCCGACAGGCAAGATAAACGCGATATACTTTAGACAGCCGAAAGCATGGGATGGCGCAGAAAGGCGTATTGCACGCGAGGAGATGTTGGACTCTAAAACTGCCGACACCAACAACTACTTCGGTGACCCGATGGCAGCCGCGACAGCCGATGTTATAGACTCCCTCGCAGACCCTGATAAACCCGGCAAGCTGATACAGCTTACAGGTTCAAACTCTCGTTTTGAGTATATTAATCCTCCGCAGTCACCTGAGATACGCAGAGCCGAGAAAGAGGAATTGAAGCAGTCCATTCTGTTCGACACCTTTACACCCGACTTCGACTTTGAGAAAATGCGAGGAATGGGTACTTTATCCGGCACTGCCATACGTAATGCCATGATATTGGGATATATCAAACGCGACAACCGCAAAGAGGTCTATGAAGAGATGTTAGGGCGTTTTAAGAACCTTGCGTTAGCGATTCTTAAATTTATGTACCCTGATAAGAGAGAAAAGCTTGATAAGTTAAAAATTTCCTTTAAATTTGCAGAACCGTTCGAAGATGATAAGCAGGCGCAATGGTCTACGATCGCGCAGATGTACTCAGCCGGAGTATTATCATTGGAAGAAGCGGTAGAACAGATTGCGATATGCGACCGACCCGATGCGGAGATAGAGCGCATTCGCAAAGCTGAGAAAGAAAAAGCAGAGGCGCAACAGCCTAACACAAATACAGAGTCAAATCCCATATCATTAAAACAGTTTGAACCATATAGTAATCAAGGTGAAAGTAAGGAAAATAACCTAACAACAGGACAATAATGTTTCTTATTAACGGCTTCTTGTAGTGATACAGGAATACGAAAATAATGGTGAACCTTTGGTAGGCTCACCATTATTTTTCTTGTGAGGGATGTGTAGTGTTATTTCTTTTTATACGACAGCACTTCATCGCCGGATGTTATAAGCAGTGTTCCGGTATCCGTAATTGAGTATGGTGCCGATTGCGATTGCTTGCCATCAGACAAGGTTAATCGCGTTGCCGTTGCCGACCACTCAAAGTCTTCCGTCGAAAGGGTCTTGTTGTCGCGTGTCACGTAGAACACACCGGTGCGATCGGACTTGAAGATGTAGTTGAATGCCTCAGCGCCGGTAAACGTTTCGTTCCACTCGCCGACTAGTTGTTGTTCGTACTGATTCAGTGGCGAAGGCTCGTCATTGTCGTCTCCACACGAAGAGAACATAGGAGTTAATCCTAACATAAGAGCAGTAATAGCTAATGTTTTGTAAAGTTTCATAAATTTGGGTTTTATGTTAACGCTACAAAGTTAACTAATAAAACCGAAAACGCAACATAAAATTTACTCCTCCGTTAAGTTCGGCACTAGAGCAAGGAGAATATCCTTATCACTCATGCCGGATTGCGACATAAAATCAATAGCATTCTTTACGGATGGTTCCTCTCCGCGTTTCGTCAGTGACTCGCAAATATCCTTCGGCACGGTCAAACATTCGTAGGGGATGCCGTGGAACTCATTGCCGATTGTATTAGCAGTAGCGACCTTAGATGTACCCGGAATAGGAGATATAAGAAACTGCTGACCACAGGAAGGGCAGGTTAGAAGCTGAGGTGTAGTGTCTATGTCCAACGGGAGCGGAGCACTTGCCGTATCCAGCTGTTCACCGAGAAGTGTATCTAAAGAGACTCCCAATACACCGGCTATTCTGCTAGCCATCTGCATTGAAGCATTACCCCTGCCGTTGATCAGGTTGCTAATATACTGCGGAGTTACACCTAAAGACTTAGCTAATGCCTTTGCAGTCATTTTCTTTTTTGCTAAAATTTCCTTTAATCTTTTCATATAGTTAGTTTATAAGTTAGACCACAAAGTTAATAAACATAATCAGCAAAAGCAAATAAATTATATAATAAACAAGGAGCATCACTAAAATATAACCATATATTATACTAATACATTGATTTAATTAACAAAAGCGACGCGTATTGTATATTTTGCACACATTCCAACATAATTATATAACTCACTTATTTACTGCATTATTTACTTATTTAAAATAACAATCTCACAATTATAAATATTAAATTTAGTTAAATCTAAAATATTACTATTGCATTTATAAATATTATAATGTAATTTTGCGTTATATAAATAAACAACAAACTAAAACTAATAAGTTATGAAAACAATAACCAACACACTGAAAGAAGTTATGAACCTCGCATGGCAGTTCATCAAGCGTAACGGATACTCAAAGTCTCAGGCTCTCAAATGTGCATGGACAAATATAAAGCTTAAAGCGGCTCTCAAGACTCGCATCTGCAAGTTTTATTTCGAGAAGATAGACGGCACTATCCGCGAAGCATTCGGCACACTCGCTGACAACCTGATGCCAGCCGTTACCGGTGCAGGTCGCAAGGTGAATGAAACAGTACAGACTTACTTCGACACCGAGAAGCAAGAATGGCGCTGTTTCAAGAAAGCAAACCTAATACGTATAGCATAAGTTAAACCTCAATACCTTTAGTTATGAGATTCAAAATTTATACCACCAAAGAGTATAGCCACGTAGATGATGCACTCAGCAAGACTATCCGCGATGCCGGATTTCGGTTAGAGAGATTCGGCATAAAGGATATGCACTCCGACTATATTGAGATAGCGACACTCGAAGACCTTATCAGGCTACAACGAGTGTGCGATCATCCTGTTATAGTACGCAGTGCACCGATTGACGCTGCTGATGCCGAATTAGAGATATACAACGGCTGGCGCGAGTAACCCGGCTATTCAAACAGATCTTTAACGCCTACACAGAGCACATCTGCTATCTGTTGCAGGCGTTTTAACGAAGGATTTCCACCCTCGTTTATTGTGAGACTTAGTCCGGCTGTTGACATACCGATCTTTTTTGCGAGTTCCTTTGATGTTAGACCTTTTTCTCGAAGTAACTCTTTTATACGCAGCTTCTCTGAGATGTGCTTGTTTTCAGGTGTATTTATCTCCTCTGAGGCACTTGTTTCAGAAGCTGATTGTTCACTTACATATCGGTTGCAGCAGTTAAGAAACTCCTTCTCATTATAGATCTTTAAAATTCCCATCGCATCCTCTATGGTAGTCGGGGCATAATCCAAACCGCCAAAATGGATGTATGCTATCAGCTTATCATCAATAACCTCACGCGGTGGTGCGAATAGTTCCCATAGTTCAACACCTATTGCATCGGCAATTTCTTCGGCTGTTTCAACAAGCATCTTCCCTTGCAGTTGGCGACTCAGGGACTGACGGCTCTTGTTAAGCCGTACCGCTAATTCGTTAACGGTGATTCCCTTCTCTGACAAAATCTCTTTTATTCTATTCATGGATAAATGTATTTGATATGCAAATTTAACTCTTATTTTTAACGTGTAAATAATACTATTGTTTAAAAAATGTTAAATGCGAAAAATATTTTGCTTTTTATTTTGTTATGTAAATAGATTTGCTTACCTTTGCATATCAAAATTAAAGTAACACATAAAATATAAAAGTCATGAGCACATATAAAACAATAGATTACACTTATGAAGAGAGAAGATGCGGGTATCCCACTCTAAAGATCAACAACAGCGATGTACGCACGATAGACAAGTCAGAGTTAGTAGACTTAATCCTGAATGTTCGTTTCCCCCGATTTGAAGATTGTGACGTAATTGAAGAGGGTGACGATTTCAGTTCGCCGATATATGGATTTGATGTTGATGTTGAGTTTGCTGATGGCAGCAGCTTGTCAGTGTACATTGTGTACAGTTTGATGTGGCATCGTAGTAGTTGTTGTTATATCCCCAGCTATTTCGATGACGAGAGTTTTGAGATAGACGAGATCCGCGTTGCCCCGACTCGTGGCAATGATGATGAGCTAGTAGCCGGTATGGATGATGATGGTCTAATCGAGTTTACCAAACTCTTTAAAAATTACGCTGATACAATAGCGTATTATGCGTGCGATGATTGGATTAATAAAAATGAGGTGTTATATAAACAATAATTATTTATATAGCTACGTTATTACAAATGATTATAAACAAATAATACAACATAGAATGAAAGAATTAAATGTAAAAGAGTGTGTAGATTTGTACACCGGATTAATCGTTGACACCACAGCGATCAGAACAGCATTGCAGAAAATCGAAGGTAAGAACTCCGACATCTGCGAAATCATAGAGTTGGCTGTTGAGAGCCTGTATGAAGTAGCCGACTATTTAGGTGTTGCCATTGGTCGTACACTGGTAGAGGCTGCAAGTAAAGAAGTGTTTGCCGTAACAGACGCAAGTAGAGATAATTAAAAAGACATGGGTTATGAACGATACTGCAAAAGAATATAACGAGTCACTCAGAGCGCTGCTAGAATTCGCAGAAAGTTGCGAAAAGCATAGCGTTATAGAGGTTGCTACCAAAATACCGCGACTGCATCACAATGCTCTGTGCACTGAGAAGTTTGAGATTATACGCTATTTGGGTGTGTGGCGCATCCAAATGGCACAAATTATTGACTACGAGGATTGTTTCAGTACCGATCATCTCCTTAAATATCTCGAAACACTAAAAGCACAAGGGTTGCTAAGTCAAATTTCGGTGCGATTAACCGAAAATAGGTTTAGAGATTAAATATTCAGACATAGAATCATACGTTTTATTATATTTAAGTGCGCCTCTATAAGTTGTGAAACTTGTAGAGGTTTTATTTTGCTTGCATGATAATTCGCCTGCCACGATGAGTCTTCGCGTATTCTGATCCGCTGAGCCATCTCCCTCCCGGCAGCTGTATCCTGCCTATCACGATAGATGCATCCTGCATTCGTAATTGTAGCTGTCTATCCTGCTCGTAAAAATCGCCCTTCTGCACCTCCGCGCCTTCTTTCTCAGCTAATTTGCAGTCGGCTATCTTTATACTTTGCTTGCTTGTGCCAAAATCAGCCGTTTTAAGCGCAATTCTCACACCCGGTAAGCAACTATAAGCGCGCGTTATCAGACTTGCTGTGTCGGCTTTTAAATTAGCCGTGATTGTAATTGCCGAGCCTGATGTGCGTGGTGCGTATCCGTGTTTCAGATAGTCGCACTCCATTTCGCTCTGTTCCATGCCTGATTTGCCGAGATACAGGTTTCGTAATGCTTCGCAAGCGACATCCGCTGACAGAGTGTACAGGCGTTCCTCTAACATCGTAGCCGTATCATCAGGATTGATAGGCACACATAGGTTGGCAAATACTTCCCCTTTATCCACCTGCTCGCTGATACGGAATGCCGTTAGACCGGTTGCTTCATATCTCCGCAATATCGCGCTGCTTATCGTGGATGAGCCTCGCAATTCCGGCAATAAGGAGGTGTGTAAGTTCAGTATGTTGCGCTTAAACTTCTCTATGATCTCAGGCGGAAGTATCTTGAAATCGGCAACAATCGCATACCTCGCACGATAGTCTACCTGCAACAGTTTTTCCATTGATGCTACATACACCGGGACTCCAATCTCCTTGGCAGTGTAATAAAGCGGATTTACTCCTCCTCGGGGTGTGGGTGTTGTATATGCGCATAGCACCTGCACGCCATTTGCGACCATGCCGGATAACAGCGCACAGGCGAGTCTTCCATTGCCAAAGAATACGATCGGTGGCAAGGATTCTCCGTGCACCGAGTTACTGTGCTTAATCATCGCTTCATCTGCTACTACGTATGCGCCATTCTCCATGCGGCACATATAGCCTCCACCGAGTATCGGGTATAACACCTTTGCAGTTACCTGCGTGTCGAATAGTTCATGATCCTCTATGGTGAGAGTGTCACCCACTGAGTGCTTCCTTAAATTCATATTTTAGTATATTATTTATTATCTTTTTATTGCAAAGGTAAATAATTATAATTAAATTTGTGCCAAAATGTAAAGAAAAATGAATTTTGAAATTGATTCCAAACAGCTATTAAAATCCGTTGCTCCGTTAGCAAGGGTGATTAATACGAAGTCTCCTATTCAGATACTCACGGATTTTATGTTCAAGGTGAACGAGAGTGGTGTTTTCGCTATGGCTTCCAATGCCGACTGCGCTGTTAACCTCCGCTTACCGGATGCGCAACCGATTCAGTACGGCAAGTGCTGTGTTGATTCCAAGTTCGTGATGGATATGTTGCGCAAATCCAAGAGTGTTGTCATGAGTGTGGAGGCGATAAAAGAAGGCGAAGTGACGTTCTCGCATCTTTTCGGTGAGTATTCGATTCCCGGACACAACGTAACGGATTATCCGCAATTTGCTACGGTGGATGATTCTGCACAAGGGTTTCGTATTGACTCACGTTCCTTGTCACGTGGTCTTAACAGCGTTCTGATGGCGACCTCTGACAACGCGGTACGCCCTGTTATGTGTTGCGTGTATATGGATATTTACGAGGACAAAGTGGTGTTTGTCGCTTCCGATACACATATCCTTTCCAAGTTTGCAGATACGACCATACAGAGCGGTCTACGTGGGTCTCTTCTATTGACTGCTCAGACGTGCCGAGTACTGTTAGGACTGCTTCCCGAGGATTGTGCAGTGCAGATAGACTTCACAGCAAAACGAGTTCGCTTTAAGACTGATTCATTTGACATGGTAGCATCGCTGATTGAGGGGAAGTTTCCCGACTACAATCGCGTTATACCGAGCGAAAATCCGCACAAGATTGAGGTAGACCGAGAGAGTTTCATGAGTGCTATTGATCGAGTCAGCCTATGTTCCGGCAAAAGCATGAACGCTATATCGCTCACATTTAACGACAAGCAGATAACCATAAAGGCGTGTGACCTTGACTATTCGCGTCAAGCCGTGGAGCGCGTCTCCTGTGAGTCCAACTGCCAAGGATTTACTATCAGTGTCAACGCTGAGAACCTGCTGCGCATCCTGCAACCGATTGAAACCGACAAGGTGCTTATAACGGCATCGGCTTCCGAGCGCCCTATTCTAATTTCACCGGTATCCGACAATGCCGAGGATTATATTAATCTATCCATGCCATTAATGCTAAATGACTAAGCTATGAGAGGAGAAGAAATTTTTGATGCAGCCAAGAAATTCGTTGATGAGGCTTATCCTGATGATACGAAACAGATGAGAAGCAAGTGTATCAACAGCTTTATAGAAGGGGCAATATACGCCACAAACAATGAGTGGATTACTCTGAGTGAATACACCCTTGAAACGCTGGTAAACATACCCGGCTTCCACTACCCTATCATGCTCTACAACGAGGATACAAAGGCAAGTTTATTCGCAGATAATGAAGAAATGATTAAAGCAGCACTCGTGAATGGTGCATTCTCATACACCCATGCGCTCCCGACTGAATATCCGGTCTAACGGCAACAATTCTGAATTGTAAAGTATTTTAGTTTTATAACGCATAGTGTTCTGATATATAACCTTAAATTGCGTGTATTAAACAGAAAATACGAATGAAAGCAAAAATCTTTACAAAACTAAAACAGGAGTATGCATCTCTTGGGTTAGGTGATGAAATCCTTCAGGGACGTGCGGAGTCTCTTGCCAAGACCGGACTCGTAACTGATGAGAACATTGATTACATTGTTTCCGTACAGAAAGCAGAGTTAGAGCAGTTGCAGAGACTGAACGACACTCGCGTTAACAACGCGCTTGAGAAACAGCGTCAGAAGTTTGAAGAAGAAGCTAAGAAGAAAGAAGCTGATGCCAAAGCAGAAGCAGATCGTAAGGCGGCTGAGGAGTCAGAAGCTAAGCGTAAGGCAGATGAAGAGGCTGAGGCTAAGAAAAAGGCTGATGAGGAAGCAGAGGCGAAAGCCAAAGCAGAGGCAGAGGCTAAGAAAGCTGCCGAGGAAGAGGAGGCTCGTCTTGCCGAAATGGCTAAGAAGAATGAACTGCCGGAAGAGTTCCTGAATACATACAAGGAGAATCTTCGTAAGGCAGAAGAGAATTCCAAGGCACTCAAAACCATGTTAGAGCAGATGCAGAAAGCACAAGCCGACTCTGATAAGCAGTATCAAGAGATTATCAAGAGTTTGCAGACATCTAACGAAACTTTTAAATCGAACTTCGATCAGTTACAGGCTGAGAAAGATGCCAATATCAAGGCTCAGGAGGTTGCTAAACGTGCAGCTTTTATAGAAGAGCAGGCTAAGAAATTAGGCATTCCTCAGTGGCGTGTAGATGAAGGTTTCCGTATCTCTGACACCGCAACGGATGATGAGATTACAGAAGCATTGTCTAAGGTTTCAAGCAACATTAGTACTCAGCTTTTGCCGGAGAAACAGCCTGCGTTCAAACTCTCAGGGTCTGAACCTACCAAGGAAGAAATTGCTGATTTCGCAAAAACTATTGTAAAATAACTTCTAAAACAAGAGTATGCAGAACAGTGTAAATTTGGGAAAAGAGAAGATTGTTTTCGGCTCTGATTCCGTAATCATTCAGAAATGCATCGCTACGGTAGCAGGTGGTCGCACTCTTGACGTTTCCGATTGGTCGGAAGACGTTATCAATGCCGGTCACGTGATTTACCGCACGAGTGATGGCGTTTACAAGCCGCTTGCCTACACAGCCGCAAGTGGTGACACAGCCGCTAAGTATAGCGCGCTCCCCGAAGGTGCAACCTATGTAGGCGTTCTTCGCAGTTCGCTGTTGAAGAAAGCGCCCGAGGCATCTATTATGATTAATGGTGTGGTTAACAAAGCCGCTCTTAGCATCGCCCTCCCTGAGGACTTTAAGATCGCGACAATTATCCTCACCGAAGATGAAACCGCTTAAAACATTTTTGCCGAGTTAAAGAATCCCTATATTATTCATATGTAGAGAAGCTGTTTCCTCAGCTGGTAATAGCTATCACAGAGCGATTGAATGAGAAGAATCAGACAACGCTCCCCTATTTCTATAAGAATCTTCTAACCCCGGTATTCTCTGCTGATGGTCGTTACGCATCTATCCTTGCAGACTATACCCGTGTAGCAGCCGATGTTGTTGCGCTTGACTCGGAACTTCCGTTGAAGAGCCGTGACGCTATCGAGACCGCAACAGGGTATATTCCCAAGATGGGTATGAAGCTGTCACTCTCCGAAAAGGAGATGCGTGGTATCGACACCCTTATCGCACAGAATATGCCTACCGGTCGTATCGTTGATGCTATCTTCCGTGACACTCCGCGTGCCATCGAGTCCGTCTACGAACGCATCGAAGACATCTTCCTTTCCGAGTTGTCATCCGGTGTTGGCATTTCCGAGCGCAACGCAGGCACCGGAGTCCGCGTTGATATGAACTTCTACGATGCCAACAAGTTTGGTGTGGAGAAGCTGCTCACCGATGTAGACGCACAGCCTTTGGATTATATCCAGAAGCTTGTAGACAAGTCTATTGACGACCAGAACACTCTTACCAACGTGTACATGGATGATGTTGCTCTGAATGCTCTGTACAAGAACAATCAAGTTCGTGCACAGTTCGCATTCAATCAGGGTATCGCCACCACCGGTACTTCCGTAATACCGGTACTTGACTTCGGTAAGATCAACGACATCTTCATGGCTAAGTGGAACATCCGTGTACACCGCGTGGCTCGTAAGATTAAAACCGAAATCAACGGTCAGAAGCAGAATCACTCACCTTGGCAGAAAGGCGTTATGTCGTTCGTATGTGACGATAACCTCGGAAGCCTTGTTTACACCAACGTAGCCGAGGCATCACGACCCGTAAATGGTGTGCTGTATCAGACCGTAGACGATTATATGCTAATCTCTAAGTACTCAAAGGTAGATCCGCTAACAGAGTTCACAGCTGCTCAGGCTATGGTGCTTCCTGTGCTTAACAATGTAGACCGCATCTATCTGTTGGATACGCAAACAGTACAAGCATGAATGTAAAGATTGTCAAGACATTCCGCGACAAGGATAACTTTTCTATCATCTATGCTGAGGGTACAACGATCTCTGTTTCCCCCGAACGTGGTAAATACATCGTTGCCCTTGGCTTAGCTGAGGAGATTCCCGAAGAGGAGACGGAAACCACAGAGCCGACAGAGCCTGAGGTTACCGACACTCCGGCTGAGGAGATTCCCGAAGAGGAGACGGAAGTAAAGAAACCTCGCGGGCGTAAATCTAAAAATTCAGATACTGAAAACACTCTGTAAGGAATGACCGTAAAAGATTACATAACCGAGAAGTTTAGAGCATTTGGCATTACAGATGCTCAGCTTTTGGATATGGAGATCTATTGCGGTTTTCCTATAACAGAGGATTATTCTCTCGAGAATGAACCGAAGGTAGGCGTGGCAATGACGCGAATACTTGAAGAACTCATTCTCGCTCCGAGACAGAGCAGCGTAAATGAATCCGGCTTCTCACAATCGTGGGACTTTGACAATGTGGCGAAATGGTATTTATACCTCTGCAAGAAATATGGTGTCACGGTTTCCGATGAGATGAAGTCCGTATTAGGGTTAAGCATGATTATAGACCGCACGAGCGATTGGTAATGTACTACGCGCCACACATATTGCAGAAGAGAGTCGATGTCCTTGAAACTACTGATGAGTTTGGAAGACCGATCGAATCTAAAAACGAGGACTGGGCGACCATCTGTAAATGCCGATGCGACATTAACACCTATACGGAGTTAGAAGATGAGAATGGCAAGATTTATAAGCCGGACAACCACATAGTATGCGAGCAAAAGTCGCTTCCGATAGATAACGGAGACTATGTAAGGGTGTTATCCGGTGAAGAAATAAAGTGTGAAGGGAAGGTGTTACGCCCTCACAAGCTAAACTACTTAAACTATGCAGAGTTCTGGGTTTAAATACGATTTGTCGCGATTAAAAAGCTTTGTAAACCAAATACCGCAAAAGGTGATTGAAACCGAGCAGCGGATTGGCGAGGAGGCTGTCAACTATGCCATAGAACATGGCAACTACCATGATGTTACAGGCAGGTTAAGAGCATCTAACCGCTACAAGGCAACGGAGTCCGGGTTAACACTCTACAACGAAGCACCATATGCGAGCGATGTTGAGAGCAGAGGCAAGGATGTACTAAGTGGCGCGGCACTGTACGCGGAAGACTTGTTAAAACGTGAGTGTGAAGAATGATTACTGAGGCAGATTCCGGGAACATACTCTATCGCGATTGTAAAAAACACTTTGGCGATATTGTAGAACAGACGTTGAACGCGGCTACGGGCAAGGTTACGAAGGAACGCATAGTGGTCGTGCCGAAAACTCAACAAGAGAGCAGTATTTGGATTAAGAACTATATAGAAATCAATTGGCTTATTCCCGACCTAACAAGCGGGAAAGCCGATTTGATTCGCTTACAGGAGGTAGAGCGCTCCATGAAGAAAACATTGCTTGACTGCGGTCGCTACGATAGCACTCCATACTTCTATCGGGTAACCTCTACCGAGATTAAAAATGAAGAGAATTTAAGTGCTCATTATGCTAACGCGAGAATTCTCTTCCATTCGTTAAACACTAAGACAGAATAGAAATGGCAACAGAAGCAGTAAAGATAAGTGCAATTGACATCAAGAAGATCTGGTATGGCGACACATCGAAGATAACAGCAACGCTAACCGGTGCTACTCTTGCAGCTTTGCTTGAAGACTTCAAAGAGGTAACCAACGTACATCAGGACTCGTGGTCTTTGGAGGAGTCGGAGGCATCTCAGGACTCATACCGCAATCAGCTAACCGGACAGGTATATCGCATGGGTCGTAAGACACCCGGTGACCTGACAATGAAGTTCACCATCGGTCAGTATGACTATGCTACAAAGGCAGAGTTCCTTGGTGGTACGGCAACTGACACATCTTGGACTCGTGGTCGCGAGGTAACCGACATTCGCAAAGTAATGGTCGCTCTCACCTATGACGGTCAGTACTGCGTGTTTCCCAAGTCGAACATCACAGCCAACGAGGCTAACTCTGACAAGGCAATCGGTCTATCAATCACCGCGACAGCAATGGAGCCGGATGATACCACAATTGCGAGCGAGTACTGGTTCGATGAATCGGTAGTAAAAAAAGCGTAACCCCGGCTAAGGAGTCTCGCAAGCGCGTAACAACTACAACCGAAGATGCTAATGCCGACTCTGAGGTATCTAATGAAGCTACATCAGAAAATACAGAAGAGCTGCAAGTTGATAATCAAAAGGATGAAGATAGCGTGAGCGAGGATACGCCCTCCGATTCAGAACCGGCAACCGGGGATGAAGATGATGAAATTCTTTAGATAGTTTTATTATTTGGGTTAATGTTAAAAAGGGGGAGTTAATGCTTTCCCTTTTTTTAATCACAACGACATGGAGAATGATGCTGCGAAACTTGTTGCAGGTGAACTACTCGGTTTTAACTCGCGCAACATTATAGTGAATGGTAAAGCCTATGTGCTAACGCCACCTACGATACACAAGCTGTGCGGAGCAGTCTACTTCCTTTCCGACATTGGCGACTACGAGACGCTGCGCGATATGCTGTTGAAGTTAGGCGAAATGGAATCACTCTGTAAGGCTCTATCCTACATGATACAGGACAACGAGGAATTGAGTGAGGAATTATCGCAAGGCACTTTAGAAGAGGTGGTAGATGCTCTAACAGAGGCGTTCGATCTTATCTCTATTGAAAATTTCTCAAAGCTGTCAGTTTTGGTGAGGAGCGCAAAAGTGCTGACAGCAAAACAGAGGTAATCGGACAAGACTGCCTCATCGGGCAGGTATCAACGTTTATAGACTCGCTCCACCTCAGCTATGAAGAGGTAGTCTATAAAATCCCATATAGAACATTACTGCTTATGCAAAAAGATAAGCTTCGCCCCTGTTATGGTACGAAGGTAGAGCGCATCAGCGGAAAGGAGATGGCGCGCAGGCGAGCAATTCGCGGAAAAGGTGTGCAGGAAACGGATTAGTTAAATTCGGATGCCACGTGTGCTTCAAGATACTGCTTGCATTTGCAAACAAACTCCGCCACACACTTGTCGGATTGGCACTCGCTTACAAACGACTTCCAACTCTTGGCATTAAAACAATTGTATATGGCGGTGATAATGCGTGCTCCGAATACAGGTGAGCCGTCAGAGGGGAAGGCAACCTCGCGCTTAAATAGACACATAAGTTCCGACTCTGCGGTTGTTCCTGTCCGGTCTGCATCACGAGCAAACAAGTCAGCGAACTCCACATCAAGCACATCAGCCATCATAATGAGCGAGTTTAGCGACATCGCAACACGACCATTCACGATATTGCTAATATACTGCACTTTCTTGCCTGTTTTTTCGGCAATATCATTAAGGGTAAGACCTTGCTCCCTTATAATATCTTTGATTCTTAGTTTAATACTTTCTTTTCCCATGTTACTATTTTGCGCAAAGATACTAATTTTTAAACAATTATTATGTACAATCAAATAAAATAATTTGAAATCAGTGCGATTTAAATAAAAATAATTACTTTTTTATTTGCATCATAAATAATTATTGTTTACCTTTGCAACAGAAAACAACTAAAAGAGTTATGAAAGCAATAGTTTACATAGTAAAGTGGGTGATTAAGTTTATATTATTTGCCCCGGTGATGTTAGTCTTCGAGAATGAGAATCCTATGATCAACCTGATAGGATTGTCGTATATTGCGTTCTTATCATTCGTACACAAACGCATAAGCAGATTCCGCCATGACGAACACTGAACCTGATGTAAAAGATTTAGGGCGTTACACCATCGGTGAAGCTGCCAAGCTATTGCAGATAGATCGCACGACCTTGTTAAGGCATACCAACCAAGGTCTTATCAGATGCAATGTAAATAAGCGTAACTTCCGCAAATCGTACAGCGGTAGCGAGATTAAACGTTATTGGCGAAACTATTGGTAAAACTATATTGCGATGAGAAAGATAATAGCCTTTTGGTCTAAATACTTTGGCAAAGAGCGTAAACTCCAAGATGAACAGAACGAACTAAAGCGCGGCTTCCAAGTGCACGAGCGCAATGGCAAACTGTATCTTGTTGATAATGGTGTTGCTTTTGCCTGCATGGATGATAGCACAACTGCGCAGGCAATCTCCTCGATGTTAGCCGAGGCACGCAAAGTAGCAGTTGAGTATAAACAGAACTAAAATAACCTTGAAATGAGCAAACCTAACAGGATTTACATTTCTATTCCGATAACCGGACAAGTAGAGAAAGCGCGTGTCCATGCTGATGTAATAAAAGCATTCATATCGCGCAGAGGTGATATTGCCGTAAGTCCGTTTGATATTTACGCTGGTAAGCACCCCGAATATGCCGATTATCTTGCAGCTGACATACGCGCACTATTGCAGTGCGACGGCATCTTCTTTGCTTCCGGCTGGGAAGAGAGTTTAGGCTGTAATATCGAGCATGATATAGTAATGAGGTATAAAGCCTTTGCCGACCGCAGAGGATGTACTAACTTTAAAGTTGAATATGAGTTATGAACATAACAGAACTATGGAAAGGCTGTCAAGTGCTTGTGCAGTCTAAGAGTGTGAAAGAACGCGCAAAGATATATCGCATTAACGAGGATGGAACTTTGCTTATCATGCCTCTATATGGAGCAGATACGCGAGTGGTAACACCCGAACAGATAATCAAGAAGTTTGACTGATGAACGCAGCAGAACAACAAAAGTTGGTTAACAATGTGATAGACCTTGTCTGTAACACTTGCGAAACATACGATGATGTATTTGCAGTACTTGAAATTACAACGTTTAGCTTTATTAGAACAATTGCTAATAAAGCTTATAAAGCAGAAGTGTACAGAAAGATTTCTAACGACTTCCTTGAACGACTAAAACTGGACGAGAATGAACATAAAGATTAAAAAAATGACAGAGTTTGCCATCTTGCCTTACAAAGGTACAGAAGGTGCAGCGGCATACGACCTCGCAGTTCCGACAAATGTCAACGTGTGCTATGGCAGACAGGTAATTCCTCTAGGTTTTGCCATTGAGT